GTGTTCCTCTTGAAACACTTCCTCCCATCTCACGCTTTGCTGGTTTAGTCTTTCTGATGTTATCAACCTGTGCCATTGCAAGTGCCAAAGTGAGTCCAGCCGATACTGCACCAAACATACCACCTTGCGCCCATGCTTTTGATGCGGCAACATAAGCATTGACGATTGCTTCTGCAATAGCAAATGCCTTCATTGTATCAAAACCCATCAAGCCACGTTTCTCAAGTTCCTGTGCTACCTGAGATGCCTGACCTAATATTGTCGCCAACCTTTGTGCGGCTAACAAATCCTTTGCTTTTTCATACCTCTTATCAATCAACAACATATTTGCAGTATGTAATTCTTTATTTTGGTTCTCACCCATATAAGCCGCATCCACCATTGCCTTCTGCCGTTCATGTTCTTCCTGCAATGCCTCCATGTCAGCATCTCGGAATCCTTCCTTCTGATCCATCCATTCTGCATGAGCTTGTCCTTGCGTTTTTAATGAATCAGCATTTGCTATAGCAATACCGTAAAGCCTCATTCTTTCTTTTGATGCGGCTTCGCTTGCTTTCTTTTCCAGAAATTCCTTGTAGGCTTGTATTTTTTTCAACACGACCAACTTTTCTTTTTCTAATGTTAACAAATCCTGTGCCCTTTTCTTCTCATCTTCAGCCGCTTTTCTTTGTTTCTCAGCCAACTCTTGAGTTGCTTTTAAAGAGGCTTGAGCCGCTTCTGCTTCTACTTCTTTCTTTTTTTCAAGCGCATCAATTGACTCTTGTATCCAAAATAAGTTTCTTGTCAGAGCCTTCTCCTTTTTCACCAAATCTTCCGTGCCGAACAAACCTTTCTTGCCAAAGAGTTCCATTTTCTGATTAACTTCATCTAATTCTGCTGAAACATCCTTGAAATGTTTCTGTAGTTTATCCATTTCAAGACCAGCAAAATTAGCCCTTTCTTTCATAGTCTTAAAATGGTTATTTAGAATAGTTGCGGCAGTTATTAATGCACCGATTGTCGCTAATGCCATTGTTGCTGGCCCACCAAATAATGCGATAGCCAAACCAACTGCCGAAACTGCACCTGCAAAAGCAGTTAAAACAGGATGCTGTCTTGCTAGTTGAACCACATCACTTAAACTGCTTGCAAAAGAAGTAATGAGTGGTGCTAAACCAGAGATGGCAGATGCAAATGCAACTCTCATTACAGTACCAAATTTGTCAATGGCATCGTTTGCATCTTCTGCATCCTTAATAAACTGACCTCCCATGATAGCACCAGTATCAATCAACTCCTGTCGTATTCTGGCAAGATTCTCCGAACCTCCTTGAAGCATATTCACCATCTTGACACCTTCTGAGTCAAACATGGAAAATGCCATCTTTACACGTTTACCTTGATCTGGAATTGCCGCCATCTTATCTGCAACTTCACCTAACAAGGCTTCTGCAGACTTTAACCGATTATTGGGGCCACGAAGTTCAATACCCAACTCCTTAAACGTATCCTTTAAAACACCAGTTCCTTCATCTGCTTCAGTCAAACGACGAGTGAATCTCTGCAAGCCCATTTCCAATGCCTCTGTAGCCATTCCAGACTGAGATGCGGCAAACCTTAGAGTCTGTAATCCTTCTGTCGTCAATCCCAACCTTGCAGAAGTTTTACCCAACGCATCTGCCATATCAAGAGTTGATCTTGTTGCTTGAACAAAAGCTCCAATAGTCAATGCACCAATAGCACCCTTGATTCCTGCTTTCAGACCATCAAAAGAACGCTTGGTCTTATCAACAGCTTGATCTGTTTGCTTCAGGTTCTTCTTGACTTTATTAAAGGCAACTTTCGTCTTGTCCTTTGCCTCTATTATTATTGTCTTTTTTTGAGCCATTACTTACTTTCAGATAACTCCTGTCGCAGTTCAAGATATGCAACCCACAACTGGATTTCAAATGTGGACAACATCATAACTTCTTCCAAAGACTTTGAGAGTTTTTCAGCCAGAAACATTAAAAAAAAGATGTCTTTGTCTTTAGCTAATTTTTTTTTATATCCTCAATATCATCTTCATCTTCCGGAGCCATTGCACCAACAATACGACCTATCACATTTGGATCAGTAAATCTCATCAGCTTTTCCAACTCATGTTGTTGAAACAAATGTGCGCCTTCTTCATCCAATGCTCTTGTAATCAAGGTCTGGCAGACAGCTTCGCTGGTCTTACCTGAGTTGATTAATTGAAAGATTTTCTCTTGGCTCTTAAAGTTAATTAATGGTTTCCAGAATACCTTGAGTGGAGTGCCATTTTCACCCCACTCTGGTACATCCATACTGCCCAACTTTCCACTCAGTTTTGAACGGAAATCTGCTTCAGCCCTATCTACAATTCCAACCATACTCCCCCTATGCTACTACGGTGAGTGCGCCTGAACCTTGCAAACTAATTGAAGAACCAACCAAGTCTGCCATTGCTCCACTTCTGGAATGGCTTGTAACAAGTGCTGATCCTGTAAACTTAGTAGAGTTAGCTATTCCTTTTGGATAGAACTCAACGTCAACAGTTTCACCAATCAGCATGTCAATCTGGACTGCATTTCCCGGTTCGTAATTAACCTCACAGGTTCCTGTCCAACTCTTTAACGTTGATGCAAAAGTTTTCGAAGTATTTCCCATGACAGTTGTCTCAACTGTATCGGCCGCTTCCTCTACGCTCCACCCTTTTAATTCTGAAATAACAGCAGGCGTACCACCACTTGTGACTGCTTTTATTGCACCATCAATTCCATTAATAGTTGCCATTTTATTTTCCTTTCATATTATTATTAAACAAATAACCAGCTACTTGCTGGCCTCCTTCGACTTACCACGATCTGCGTGATCTGCCAAACCCTTCTGTACTAAATGCTCTGCTTCCTTCTTATTCACATGGATTTCATCACCAGCAGAACCCATCAATCCATGTTCTGCAACATTGCATTGCTTCTTCAACTTAACTTTCATTTCTTCCTTTCTAAGTCACCACGTCTGGTGCTATGAATGATGTCCGATACTGGACAAAATAAGACATTGAGACAATTCCCAATGGCCTTGATTCTGTTGTCATCAGTTCAATATCAGTTGCAATTATGTGATGTTTCTGAACCAGATTAGCACCACCTGAAGTAACTATACCTGTAGTTTCCATTGCAATTTCTACTTCCTTACTGATTAAATCCAGAGTGTCCAGAACAGTTGCGCTTGCTTCCACATATCCATCAATGTGCAGGACACACTCACGCAAGATGTTGCCCATCGTTGCATCTTCTGATGAAACCTCAGAATCAATATAAACAACCAATGCAGGAAGTGTCTGTTCCTCTGGTGTCAGCAATGGTGTCTGATACACATTTGCACCAGTTGTTGAAAGCGAAGTAACTGCAACAACAGCCCTATCCCGAATCTGGTTTCTTAAATGATCTGCCATTAAACTGATACTCCAAATAAAGACATGACAGGTACATTCCAATAATCATCTTCACGGACAAACCCATCGTGGACTTCTGCTTCCCTAAAATAGAACTTTACTGAATCCTGAGTAAAGATTGTTCTGTTATACAGCGTTACCAAGTTTGCAGACCTTGCCGCAAAGTTACTTGTTCCAGAGTCTCGCTTTCCAACAATATTTACTTGAAACAAATAGTGTTCAACATTCTTTGCAAAGGCAGTTGGATTACCCATCTGACCAAATGAATCTACAAACTCAACGTTTGGTTCAACCCACAGTTCGTTGTTTGTATAACCCGATCTTGTCTTTCCTGCATCAAAGAACGCATTGAAGGATGCCCACGAAATTGCTGTGTGACTCCAATTATCAGAAAAGTGCTTAGAGATTGCTTGTGATGGTGTTGCCATTTAACGTAACCTTTGATACCTGTTATGTCTTTTTCTTTCGTTACAGAGCTTTCTAAGACTTATTTAAAGCTTACCTACTGTGACTATTCGTGCTTCTGCACGTTTCATCGCATTTTCAACCCATTTTGAGTTTTGTTTGCTGTGACCATCTTCCAGCACACCAATGTAGCCAAGATTGTTTGCAATGAAAACGGATCGCCCTGCTTTCCGCACTCCCATCTTTTGATTTGCCTTCCTCACTTCAGAAGATGAAGCACCAGAAGAACTTTTAGACCTACCTTTGTCAGTTTTATTCAATACTGATGCAGGAGCAGAACCAATAGCCAGTTGCCAGTTTGCTCTTGCTCTACCTGTATCAACTGGTGTTCCAATAATCACATCTTTATACAAACCCAAAGTGATAAGACGAAACCACTTGTCAATGTCTTTCCGGTTGACATCACCTTCCATCTTTATGGTCATCTGCATTGGCAATCCCACACCAATTCAGTAGTGCCAAGCAAGCTCCTGCTAACAGACAACACATTATAAGTCCGACTGCCAATAGTGATTGCATCACCAGCACTATCTTCGATGTCCAATCCTGTGACTGGCTTGACCATAATTCTTCGATCCATATTTCGGATTGATCCACCAGAAGCCAGAATTTCCGATGTAGTATATGCCAGTTCAACTGCATCAATGGAGACATTAGATTCTGTTTGTGTCATTGCACCTGTTAGTGGTGCATAGGTTCCTGCTGTCCTCTTAACCCAAGTTGCACTCTGAGAAAGAGTAAGACCTGAGACAAGAGTATTAGCAAACGTTTTTGAGATCAGATTAGAAGCAACTGTATTTAAACCCATCCTTTATCTCTTCAGGAAAGGTTGACTAACCCAAGGTCGCATCAAGGCATTTACTGATGCGATATTTCCACCTTGTGTTCTTTGTAAACCTCCAGCATCCAACCTTGACTGATAATTAACCGAAACAGTTCCAGACAATGCACCAACTGCTGTTTCAGTACGATACTCAATATCACCAGTTGTCGAATCCTGCTTTGCCTGTAGCAAAATAGTCAACTCAATCTGAGCTTCCTTGATATTACGGTGCATTTCATCGGAAGGATAATTGGTGGAATCACCAATGTCTCTAGGAAAGGTCAGGCGTTGATCTGTATCAGACAAATCACCACGCCACGGATGTAGGCGATCAAGAGAACGTGTTGCTTCTCTCAACCATTTTTCTTTTATTGAAGTAGAGAACGTCGCCCACGTTGCACTAAACCATTGCCGATCCGCAATAAGTGAATCGGCTTCGTCTAATGTGGCATAACTGTCGCTGGTCGTTCCCGATATGGTCGTGACCAACGCCATTTATCCCTCCTCTTTTTTGTCGGAAGATTTATCATCATCTTTCTTTTTCTTTTTCTTCGGCTCTGGTGCCGGATCAGTAAAACTTGCTCTACTCATAAATTCTCCTTTGATAAGACAAGGACAAGTAGCGAAATCCCATGGTTAAAATCCATTTAGTACGTTTGGAATCGCTAACTTGCCCTTATCGGTTTATGATTACACTCCAGCAATAAGACAAACCATCTTGATATTCTGGTCATCCCATACTTGAGTCCAATCTCCTCCTGCTCCAACCTCACCATCGGTAGGGGAAGCACCAGCAACAGAACCAACGAATTTCAATCCACGAGGATGAAGAATGAAATGCTGACGATTAATCAGAATATCTTCACCTTTCAAGGTATCTCTGTCCACTTCAGTTGCATTATCAATTGTACCAACACCATAAGCAAATGCGCCATCTCCGAAAAGGAAGCTACGATATTCGGTAGTTCCACCTGAACCCGAAGTAGGACACTGATCGTCTATAATCAGTCTTTTGCCTAAGTATGTTGAGAACATGATATTGTTATCTGCATCACGAACAAATGTAATCAGACTGTCCTTTTGCAACTTTGCATACGTTGCAGAGTGGACAATCATTGTCGTGAGAGAGCTTGCGTTATCACCAAGCAGTTGCATTGTATCAACTACAAATGAACTGGTAATATCAGTTGCCCCTTGATCATTCACATGAGTTGACCAAATTGATCCAGCACTGTCATGGAACAAAGCACCGATAATATTCATCAATGTAGTTTGAACCGACCTTGCCCAGTATGCGGCTACCATGTCACCTATTGATGCCATGATGTCTTCACCAGCAACGGCAGAAGCCAAATCAGTCGCACCCCATGCTTTACCACGCATGAACTTTACGGCTGTTTCTTGTTCTGCTGTTATGTTATTGATTGTGAGGGCTGAACCATCTGCGAGAACTTCTGCATCGCCAGTTAGGTCATTGAAGTAAGGCATCTCAAAGAGCTTGCCTTTTGCTCCTGCAAATTCATCGAATGCAGGTGTTCTCTGGGCTATGCCAGAGGAGAGGATATTAGAAAGAGTCGTACTTCTCTCAACCACATAAGGGCTAAAGATTTTAGGTACGACTATATTTGCTATAGCTGTTGCGGCCATTTTATTTCTCCATACAACAAGTTAAGTAATCGCTCGTTGCACCGCAACTTTATCGTCCTTCACTCCGATCCAGACGATTGCATTTAGTTAGATAAGGTTGAGAACAGCACCGCTATTCTCTGAGGAATTTGAACTCGGTTAAATATCCAATGTTACGCCAGCTTCCCCTGCTAGTTGTTTGGCAAGTGTTGGGTTCTCATTTAAAATCTCCCCTTGTTTGGTAAGATTCCTACTCTCTTTTACCCAAGGATTAATCCCAGTACCTTTGCCTCCCAATTCTCCACTTCCGTTAGCACCGCTACCGATAGAGGGAACGAAAAGGTGAGGAGCATTAGCTATTAACTCCTTCGACCATTCTTGTGGACTCAAATATTGAGTACCATTTTCAGAGTAGCGTGCTTTTCCAGAGGAGTCAACACAAAAGAGATTTCCTTTGTCATCAATACTCCAAGAATTCTTTGCTCTTGCAAGAATGTCTGCAACTGCTGATGATTGCGGAGTTCCAGATTCATTGACTGCTGTCTGGATTGCAGATGTAACCCTGTACGTTTCAAGCTCATCCTTATACTTCTTTGCGCTGTTTTCCTGCTCGGTTGCATGCTTCTGTAACGCATCAATCTTGCCTCCATATTCAGACTCCTGTTTTGCAAGTAACTCATCAAACTGACCTTTATCAATCAGTTCTTTATTTTCAACCTGTTGCATCTTGCTCAATGCTTCTCTTGCACTTATTGGGTCAATCCCTTTGAAAGAATCAATCTTGCCTGTTGCGTCTTCCAACTGTTGGCGCAAGTCAATATTAGAATTCCTGAACTCATCCAGCTTACCCTTTTCGGTGAATCCTTCAACAGCCAAATGGTACTTACCTTCCTTTTCCTCATAGAAAGATTCTGCTCCTTCTGGTAGTTCTTCTTTTGTTTCAACAATAGCTTTTAGTGCCATCAATCCTCCTTACTTATGTTAACAATAATTAAAACAAATGCTCACCCTGAACATCAGCCAATTACCTTTTATACTTCGCAATAGTGTGCCAGTTTGCCTCAGTAATAACTGGCTTCCTGACCACTTCCCACGTCTTGAACACATCCATGACCTTGTAAACTAAATCGTTCCTCCACTCGCCTTTGCCAAAGTGCAATTCAATCGTTATTTTTCGGACTGAATCTGGCAACCGATTGTTGAGCAACAGGTCATATTCTGCTCCTTCACAATCCATTTTCACAGTAGTTGGTTTTATCTCATCAATGATCGTTTGGTAATTTTCGGTACCAACTTCGATCTTATCCCTACCTCTTTTAATGTGCAAAGATGAGGAACCCATATTCTTTCGGTTTCTGGGAATGAAGAAATCCAAAGTCTTTGGTTCATCTCCACTAATCAATGCTTTGTTGAAGATATGCACATTCTCTTTGCCTTTGGTGTTCTTACTCAGCAAATCGTAATTGCTTGGTTCTGGCTCATACGCATAAATACTCCTGACACCTGCCATGTGAGCATAAACTGTATACGCCCCAAAGTTGGCTCCTACATCCAGAATAACCTCGTTACTGTTGTCTTTAGTAAATGTCCAGCCATAAGTAGGTTTGATCTCTTTAATGATTGACTTGTCAAACTCATTGTGGATGAATAGATTCTGCATTCCTATTATCTTTTCTGGAATAGAAATTTACCTATTTGATCTGACTGAACTTTTTCATGATAATTCCCAGTTCCGTCATCCCAAATACGGTCTGGAATCGTCTTACCTTTCTGATATGCTAAACACACCCTTTCTCCGTATGTTAACACATCATTACCTAAATAGTGAATACATAACTCACACCTTGACTCTGTTTTACCAAGAGCAATCGCTTCTTCTAAAAAATCATCGTCATCATCCATGAACCTGTCAAGTCTATTTGCTTCTGCCATTTTATATCTCCTCTAGTTCGATTATTACTAAATCATCTAAGTGCCGACCTCCCCCTGCGCCTTCTTCTACGAATTTGAATTTCTTTTTTTCCTCGCTACTCCAATCCTTCTTATCCCAGTGAACTTTAACAAGATCAAACCTTGTTTGTTGCCTAATAATTACCTCATGTTCGCCCGTATGTGAAGAATTCATTTCAACCGATTTTCCTGTTCTTTGCTTATACCAATATAGAATTGGGAATTCCTCCATTTCTTCGGATACAGTTGATCTTCTCATAAATGAACGAGCAGTATCAAAATCCCATGTAGCACTAGAATCTGCTGGCATATTCATTGATCCTTCTTTCACTAATTTCCCGATCTTCCTCTGGAGTCCAGTAATATCAACTCTTGCTCCACGAAAAACAACACCTTCAAACTCAGGTGCAGTTTCAATTCCTGACCTGAACTCATCTACCTTATCAACCCAAAAGTTAAAGTCGTCCTCACTGTCAAAAAGCTTAATCTTACTACTCGGATCATGACGCAATTCACGTGGGTCTAAAGTATTTTTCTGGTCTTCCCAATACGTTCCTCCTCTCATAACCGCACGCATAGGCACATAATCTTCACCAGTAAAATTGTCATGTATAGCTTTCGATTGTTCGTCAGTTAAACTGTCTCGCCATTTCTGTCCTTGCACCTTACCTTCCATTCCCTTTCCCGATTGAAAATCGTTGATAGTATGTCGTCCAAATGGACTTACCTTTTCACCAACTGCAACTGAAGGTTTCTCTGCTTCCACTTTCAAGATGTTAAACTTTGCTCTCAAATCTTCAATGTTTAAAGGGTCTCCACGTCTCCCAGTAAAATCTTTTACTTTGAACGTCCCAAAACCTTTACGATACAAATCGCCTTTAGCCACGCCTCCTAACAACTTGTTCTGGGTAACTTCGGGTTGAATGAGCAACCAATCATCCATCTTGGTTAGAGCTGGCACTTTACCTTGAACTGATGCCCTAGATGCTGGTGGTATCTTTATACCTTTCGTTTTTGCTATTGCATCCAACTTGTCTAACTCTCCAAGAACAGGCACATGAGTTGAGCGACAATTCCAATGTCTGGGAGTTGGCAAATATGTTTTCCCATGACCACCAACTGGCTTGTGTCCATCTGCAGTCCAGCGCAACCCATCATACGATGCACAAATGGGAGTTGTCCGACCATCCAGAGTTGCAACACTCTGTATTTGATCAATCACATCAAGATTTGCCAAGTACGTTTTATCACGCACACTTGAAGCCACACTATGAACGGATGTTCTGATGACTGCTTCCGCTTCTCGGTTTGATGCCTGAATCCATCCTCCTACTCGCTTCATCCTTCTTCTGGTTTTACCTCCAACTTCATATGTTTCAAACTGACCAGTTGTCTTGCCCAAAAGTCTTGTCTTGATCTGGCTCATGGATTCACCTTCTGCAATACCCAACTGAATACCTTTGGTGATCTTGTTCTTGGTGTTTTCTTCCAACCTGTCCCACCACTTTGAACCCAATGCACCTCTGATTAACGAATCATCCACAACTGCCTGTAGTTGCATACTGGTCATTTTGGGTGAGAACAAATCTGCTTCCAGAGAATCGTTCATAATCTTGGTAGTAGCTTTTTCTTCAATTGGCGCAAAGTCAATAAGCTGGTTGCGCATATCTACCTTTGCAGATTTGTGTGCATCCGCAATCACACCATCCACTTGACCCAAGAGTGAATTTAACCGATCTGCTTGCAACATGGTAGGACTGTCAGACAACAAACGACTTATGTCATCGCTCATTTCCTTGAGGAATCCAATAGTCCTGCGCTTCATACCTTCTTCAAATCGGTTGATGTCAATGGCATGGTCGAACACGCCATCTTCCATCCTACTTACTACACTCATTCAACACCTTGATGATTATATTTTCTAAACGAGTCAAATCTTTTCGCAAATCCATTTAGGTCGTTAGTCACTAAATTGAGATTCGTTTTGTAACGTTTCCTCCAATGACCATTCTTTCCTTTGCAAATCTGGGCATATATTTGTTCTCTTATTTCATGCTGAATTATTATACCTTCTATCGGGTTATCTCCAAAGAGGTGACATAATTCGCTATTTTCTAGAATTGTCGCTAAGAACAACGCATCTTTTATATCCACATCAATCTCAAATTTCATACTTGTTATTCAACACCTTGGTTAGAGAGTAACTGTGATTCTTCGTCAAATGTCCAGTTCTCAGGATACACTTCCATCTTCTGGCGCATCTGGAATGCAGTCTGTTTGGAGATCAAGCCCATTACGTCTGCTTCGTTGACTGCTTTCAATTCTTCTGGACTCCATCGGTCATCCAAGTAATCACGATTCAGCAAAAGGTTTATGTCTCCTGCTTGATTGAGCCATGTTGCAGACAACTCAAGCATCTGATTTAAGCCAATCTCAACTGAAGAAACAATTGTGTCCAGTACAGAGTTTTCGCTTGCTGAACGTAACCTTGCAGTTTCGGCAGTCTCCACTTGCTTACGATGCCTCTGAACAAGCTGACCACCAATCGTTGCCATCATTTGCGTTTTCTCCAGCATTGCTCTTTCCATTGCAGTTGCGCTGTTGCCTGAGAACTCAAGGATTCCAAACTTTGCATTTGGGTTACTTGAAAACCAACGGACATCTGCACCAACTGACAGGTTGGCTGGATCGTTAGCTTCATCCTCAGTTATGCCTGCTGAGAAGAAGGTTGCCGCAACACCTACTCGGTGAAGCAACTGCTCATAGTCGGCAGAGTTTCGGTAATGCGATATGTTGAGTGCCGCTAAGTCCAGCAACGGAGGCTTTGAGGTATCTACTGAAATTGAGTCTGCATTAATAAACTGGAATGGGATCATATCAATGCGCTGTCCTGAATTAGTTGGCTCCAGCAAATCAGTCTGCACATACTTTCCTTTGATGTTTGTGTAGATTGCAACCTCATACAAATTCGAATCATTCAAACGTAACTCTCGGTAGCGAGGTTCAATTACCTGAATGGTCTTGCCTGTACGTTCCTTTTCTACGATTGTATTTTCCTTGATTACCAATCTTACGAGCCGATCATCAATGGTCTGCCAATTCACAATATCCTGTGCCCGATAAAGTGCAACATAGGGATCACCACCATCTTCCGGTCTGTCCAGTAACAAGCCAACTCTGCCTGTGGTCAATACTTCAGTCAAGACTCGCTTCGTCAGTTCTGTTAGGTTGGACTTGTCACGCATTATGGTTTCTTTCCACTCCTCCATTGCTGGTGTGAAGTTTCCTTGCAAAGGTATGCGCATGACCTGACCAACTCTACCTGTGATAACTGTTGAGACAACGCCAAAGAAGGTTGCCCGATGCAAGTAATCTGCATATCTGGCTTTTCCGTCAATCGTATCATCGTGCCGTTCCAGCTTTGGTAGATATGTTGTTGTCTTGTTCTTGATTGCACCTTCACCAACATAACAATCGTAACAGGTGTTCCATTCAGGCAACCGTATTGCGTATTCAGGATGTGGCGATTCAATATAAATCATAATGACCTTATTCTTTGAGTTATCAATCTTGAGGTTACACGCATTATCCTGTACCTACAGGCATCTGCAATGTGATCCTCTGTGGATGTGTCCAAGTCCTCCATATCCCTGCCATCTCTAGGTAGGCTAGGAACTGTCCGTATGAATTGTCGGCAAGTGCTGAACACAAACAATCCTGCTTCTTCCATACGTTCCTTTAGCGACGATTTCATCAACCTTCGCAACTTCTCCCATCCTGCCTTGCGAGCATTGTCTGCCTTTTCCCAACGTACACCAACTCTTGCCATTTCGTCTGCAATACTGGTTCCATTACTGGTTGCAAAGATAGATGGATCTGCCCCAGCTGGCGACACTCGTCTATTCATTTTCTTTTCAATATCTATAATGCCTCTTGCAATCTCACTTGCCAACATCTTTATTCCTTCATTTGGATTACCGTTGTAGCCATACCACTCTGCGATGTGAAACAATGTTCCTCTTGGGTAGACCTTTCCGTTTGGTGCTGGTGTGCCATCTGATTCTGCCCACCATTGAACTGAGAATGGTGCGGAACTTCCCCAATCAAACGAACGATCTACTCGCCAAGACTTGGGTATTTCAAATGGCTCGATAACGTGTACATCTCTTTTCCACACATCATCAAACATACCTCCTGCTACTATGTCCCAATCGCCATAAAGCCAAGCCCTAACCAACCATTCTGCGCCTGAATCCTTTAAGCGACTGATGTAGTCAGGATCCGCTTTCATCAAGATTTCGTTGTCATATACAGTTGCAGGAATGTAGCACTTGGTAGCTGAACCATTGTCATTAATCAATGTTCTTGGTGGCGCAGGATCAATGTACCGTGCCTTTATCCAGTTATGCCCAACGCCACCCGGATTTGCTGTACTAACCATCCTAGAGGGAATGCCATGAGGATTCCTTAGGTTTGCTTTCAGCTTGTCAACTGTTGATTGCTTTGGCCAACTGTCCAACTGGTCAAATCCCATCCATGTGTATTCGTGACCAATGTAACTGTTGACCGAATCTTCATTTTGAAGGTAGCGCATCTTTAGTGATGCACCTGAAGCGAAATTCCATGTCCTAGCTCCAGCTTTGTATGATGCTCCAAGAAAAGGGAAAATACGTTGCGCTTTTGACTGTAAATCTTCCAACTCTGGATACGTTCTTCTGAACAAGACTCCAGCTACATGGCTCCCATACTTGTATGCGTGCTTTGCAAAGTCCAGCAAGATACCATGACTTTTACCTCCTCCTCTTGCTCCTCCATAAAGTATGTCAGAAGCCGGACAGGCAAGCAAATCAGATTGGGCACCCTTTTGGGTACGGATCATCAATTGACCTCCTCTGGCGATGGTAACTGCTCTTGGTTACTCTCTATAATCCTTTGGTTCCATTCATCTTCTGTTGCATCCTCAATCGGAGTAAAGATGACTTCAGGCATCATTCCAACCTGAAGCTCTTGCCGTACCTTCCCTTCAGTCCTGTCTGCAATAAACTCAACAGCCCATGACTTACCTTCAAGCGCATACTCAAACACTCGTCGCAAGACCACTTCCAGCTTTGTGTACTGACCATTCTTTGTTCCGTCCTCACCACCAATCTTCATCAACATATCGGGGATTGAACGAGTACCTTTGGGTCTGCCGTTGGGATTACCCGACTGACCTTTCTTGAACTGATGCTCCTTCAAATGATCGTGCTGTTTAGCAACTGTTTTATCAGTATCCATCAAATCCCTTTAGCGGATAGAATATCAAACTGTTCCTATAGCCATTTGTAGAGACTGGATGAATGGGAGTAACACCATGAACATTTCTCCAAGCTGGGTAACAAAGGAAAGAACAATCTGCTTGTTCAATCGTAACATCGTAATCTGGAATATGCAAACATCCACCAGTAGAATCAAATCTACGAGTAAAGATGCAATTAACAGTTTCCTTGAGATTACCTGTATCCCGATGGAATGGTGCAGAAATATTATAATTGGAGATTGAGCTTGTGAACATAGGACTGAACTGCCATTTCTTGGGAACTGATTCAGCAACAACTTCAAGTTGTCTTTTATAGATATCCGGCAGATACTTACTTACCATCAACTCTGCTTCTCTTGCTAACATCACCATTGCCTTGATAAATGTTTGTGCAGAATCTTTCTGATGGACACTACTAATAACAGGATATGGTCTACGCATTTGAGCTTTTGGAGGAACACTACCTAAAATAGTACTCATCTGAATCACTCCCATTTTATCAGCTATCCTAGTATTCTCGCCATATGTAGCTGGCTCTCTGGTATTCTTCAAATGGAAGAACTTATTTATTGTATCGCTTCTTCTCAGTTTACCTTTTGGAACATTATCACTCAAGAATTCTTTATTTGCAATTTCCAACAGTTGCCGTAATTTACCATTGACACATTTCAAGTAGAATCCTACTGCTTCCCCATCATCAACAAACAAAGTATCTTCAGTTATATTAGCCTCAATATCTTTGCACCTACCACCAACTCTGGTTGTATGGTCAATTAAATTTAGATTCAAATGTTCCATTACTTATTTTCAACAGTATTTCATTCTTCCTTTTTGGGTTATCCTTAATTGCCAATCCCCATTTAATTTTCAGGTGCCGTATATTCTTTTGTTCTTCCTCATCATTTCTATAACTAACAACACCACCTTGATTCTTATAATGTGCAAACGTGAATAGGTATTTTTGGTAGCGTAATACTATGCCATATTCTTTGCAATGTTGGAGAGTATAATCGTAATCTTCTTTCAGGGTTAGCTTTTCATCGAAGCGCAACGTATTTGGTTTTGAAAAGAACAGGTCGCCAATACAGAAAGTATTCTTACTTACTATTGCTTTTGCAAAGAAAGGGTTATCTGTGGGAGGAATGCCCAACAAATAAACACCAGTAGTCTTTTTGAATTTCGCTACAATTTCCTCAACAACAGATTCCAGATCAACAGATTCGCCACTTGGATTAGTTTTAACTTCCTTGATGTCATCACTCAACTGGATACATATTTGGTTTTTCTTGAATGCGTGATCTAGGGCAAAGTTCCTGCTGGGTATCAATTTACCTGTTTCGTAAACATCTTTGCATCCACAATCTTGATACAGTTTCTTTTCTCCATCCTTAACGCAAAATATGTACTGTCTTTTTTGTGCATCTGAGAATGGCAAATTGTTATACCGTCCTGCAGATATTACATATACTTGATGATCCAAAATCAATTCCCAACAGTCCTTAAACAATTTAAGACAACACCACCTACATATTCACCATTCTCTCGCAACTCTTTAACGAGCTTTGTAGCTTCATCGTAATCTTCCAACTTGAATTCAATCTGTATTGCTCTGCGAGTGCCGTCTTTAAATGCTTCCATATCAACATCCTCATCATCCAAAACAGAGTAGTCAATAGTAGCAAAGCCAGTTAACTGATTATCTGTAAATCCCCACTCACTCAATTCTTTTGTGTCAAAATTATTTGCAAGCGCATCCCAATCCCATTCTCCAGCATTTCTATTCAAGCGAATGTTGAGCTCACGCTCCTTGTCTGGAGTCAATTCAACTTCAACTGTAGGAATATTTTTGATGCCCAACTCTTTTGCAATCGTAACTCTTTGGTGTCCACCAACAATAATATTCTTTCTGTCTGGATGGATATTAACCAAGATTGG